GGGAAGCTGAACACTGTTGTGCTGTCAGGCTTCATAACGCAAGGCTCTGCAGGTATGCCGCTGTCTTTTAAGAACTGTGTTAACGGGTCTTTGTTATCACCCCGTACAGTACGAATGTAATATTCGCTATGACGAGCATGAATGCCGCTGGCAGAATCAACGAGCTGAGAAACAGTACCCGAAGGCTTGACGCAAGTGATGGCCGCAGATGCAGCAATTCCAAGCGACTCAGCATAATCCCTGTTTGTCTGTACAGCCACACTACGGAGTTGTTGTAAAGTTTTTTCAGTTGCTTTATATGTGATTTCATTATCCATAATACCTGTCAAGCTCACACCCAACAGCCTTTCTTCTTCTGTGTTCTTACTCCAGATAGGACGTAAGTAAGGGAAGTTAGTGTAAGTAGATTGAATTGTACCAAGAATGGTAGCAAGTTTAATCTTACGCTCAAGTGTTTTAACTGTGTCAGTTGCACGAACAACTACTTCTGTTAGGTTACAGAACTGGTATGGTCGTAGGATAATCTCAGAGCAAGGATTAGTTCCCCACTCTTGTCCAATCTCACGGCGACCATTACGTGCTACGTGTCTGTCTGCTGCCTCACGGCTGAAGATACCACGCTCACCAGACTTAGATTCTACAAGTGCTGTCCACTCACGTAGGAATGTTTCCATGTCAGGCTTCTCTGTATAAGCAACAGAGTTATTGGCCAAGGCACGTTGTCCTTCGTTCTCCCACCACTGACCAGACTTAGCATGACGCATGCGGTCATCGGATAGGTTAGACAAACTAATCATTGCACTACGGCGTACACCACCGACAACAACTACCTCACCAATCTTACACATGATGTCGTGGCATTCAATGCTGTTAAGCTTACGTCCTGCTGCGCCCTTAAACTTAGCAACAACAAACTTGAACAGGTCATTCAATGGCTCAGGTCCAGAGGCACGTCCACCGAATGTCTTAAGTCTTGCACCTGCTGGACGAATCTTAGACAAGTCCCACTTAGGTACGTCACCTGTGTATAGTAGTGAGATAAGTTTACGTAGTCCCTTAGCCCAGCCTTCCTTGCTGTCTGATACAACAATCGTATCTCCATTGTCTTGAAGTTCTGTAGGTACGATAGGAAGTTTGCTAATGGCCTGACGCTCAACACTAAAGCCTACGCCTGTACCGCATAGCAGGATAAACATTGCCTCATCGAAGGCACGTGGATGGTCAACAGGTAGATAGCTACAGTTGTACACACATGTGTTGTCACGCTGAGCTGCTTGTCCTGCTGTCATCAAGGCACGCATAGAAGGCATAATCTGTAAGCCTAGAATAGCTTCGTATATCTCTGCGATGTCTTGGTCACTGATGCCAGAGGGACGAACTATGTTATCCATAAAACGTCCTACTGTTTCAGTCCATGTTTCTCTGCGTCCTTCTTCGTCAAGCCAACGTGCATAGCGTGATGTTGCAATAAATGTTTGGTAATCTGTAGGTAACTGATTAGTAAGAAAATTCTGTGTCATATGTACTTCTGTATTCCTCTCCTGTTAATGCCTTCCAGCTATGTTTAAACTCTGCTCGTGCACATGCCTGACTAATCTGGTCTGCAATGTGACGTGTCTCCGCTTGTGCTGTGCTGTCAAGTCGTTGATTGACTACACGTGAGAAAGCATATAGAGAACCAGACCAGTACCATTCTGTGTACATGTTCTGAGGTAGCACCATACGTGCCATCTCTGCAGCAACACCCTTCTCAAGTAAGCGGTTGTATTCATTAAGACATTCTAAAGAATACTGTGTGATGTTATCTTCAACAGTATCCTGTGAACTACCCTGCTTAACATTGTCTGCCTTCAACCGCCACTCTTTAGGGCAGTAGAACTTGGGAGTGTAGTCCACATAACGCCTACTAACTTCGTTCCAAGCTAGTCCGACTTGATGTTTGATGAGTTGTCTTGCGACAAAGATGGGTGCTTCAATTCTGAATTGTATGAAGCAGTGAGAGAAAGGCGACCAATGACCATGCTCTGCCAAGTAGTTGATAAGTTTAACATCTTTATCAGATAGGTAGCCATGCCTGCCATTGTGTTCATATGCGCTTTCTTTATTAAAGGACACACGTGCAGCATTAACTACCGTGATGTCACTTCCCATGTGGTCTATGTATGTTGCTTTCATTTAGCGAAGACTCCTATTATACTATACGTTATCGACAGAAGCAATAAGCTTGTCCAAATACCATTGTGCTTTTTTTAAGTCTTCCACAGGTTTGCCCTTGTACTTATATCGCCACATGTATTTCATGCAGTTACCCTTGAGGTAACCCTGGAACTCTTCGTCTGTCATGCTGGCTTCGATTGCTGCAATAGCCTCCACACCCTTGTGATTGTAATGTGATGGGCTATTTACTGGGTCGCTTGGCTCTTCAAAGTATCCGAACTTAGTGTCCAAGGATTGCGTTGATTCTTTTTCTAACATATTCTACCTCTCCTGTTTGTAGTACCTTGTATGCAAAGTCCCTCATGTAGTCTGGGTCAACCCCAGCATTTGTACATACCTCTGCAAAATCCTGTGCTGTTGTACCAATAGATGCAAAGAACCAAGCTGATGCTCTGTCTCTATCTATACGTGCCGTTACAGGTTCGCCTTCATAGGCTGGCTTAGATGCGTCAAGCAAAGCCTGTAACAAAACACACAAGAATAGTGTACGTTCTGGTGACGATTCATCTGGTCTGAACTCGTCTAAGTGAATGGTTATCTTACTATTTGACATGCTGTTTGTCAAGCCACGATTGTGGTATGCCATCATTTAATTTACAGTAAGTGTATCCATGCTTGTCACACCAGTCAGCATATGTCATCTTACCTCCCTTGTATAACTTACGATAGGGATTATCGAAGACAAACCTGATGTCTAGTTCTGGATACTGGCTCCTAATGAAGAGGTGTTTCTTTCTATCCTCTGGCATGAACCTACCCTTAACCTCAAGGATGACTCCATTGGGTAAGAAAAAGTCGGGTATATAGTTCTTATCCTCACGCCACTCGTAGGGTAGCTTTTCTTTTTCATAGACGAATTTAATTTTGTGTTCATTTAATTGCCTCGCTGCCTCTGCTTCTGAGTTAGACTTGTATGAATGTGTGTACTTCTTTTTCTTGAAGCCTTTCATTACATGTCAACCTCATCTACGTTAGGTGTCTTAGCTACTGTGGTTAAGTAGCGTACTCCATTAGAGTATTGGAATGCTCGTAGTCCCTTGCCTCCGTTAGCATCAGACCAACATTTCTTTTTGTAAGCACAAAAGACACAGCCAATTGCAAGCTTGCGATTACCTGAAGCACCATCTGCTACATCACTATAGCAACGCTCAGGAACCTGCTCGCTATCTACAACTCCCTTGAGGTGACGTACTCTTGCAGGTGCATCAATCATTTCCATGTCGTGTACCTTAAGTATCGTAAGCTCTGAGCTGTTCTTGTCGATAGCAAAGAAGGCTGCCTGCTTATCACCATGACGTGTAGCATACGCTGAAATTTGTGGGATGTAGCCGAAGCTGTCATCCTCTGAGAGCGTTCCTTCTTTAAACTTCTTGAAGGCAAAGCTACTAGCAGACTTTATATCCACAAGCCAGCCATCAATGCGGCAGTCCTGATGTCCAAGTACACCCTCTACCTCTACAGTATCCTGTGCCTCTGTTACTTCGTGGCCTGCTGCCTTAGTAAGACAAATCAGGAGAGCCTCAAGGACATGTCCCATAAGGAACTTAATCTTAGTCTGTCCATTGATTGACTCTCCTTCTTCGCCCTTCGCTCCGTACCAGATTTGACGGTCTGGTTTACCGATTGCAGAGAGGCGTAGGTTTGATACACCTGTACGCTGTCCCTCACGGAGGATGATTTCAACTGCCTCTCGCACAAGGCTGCCTACTTCATCAAGAGCTTCTTTAACATGTGGTTGTTCAACATCAGTACCCTGCTCAAGCATACTGTAGATGTCTGGTATCAGAGTATCTAATGTCTTTGTCATGTTATTCTTTTCCTTCCTTGATATCTAAGTTGTATTCTGGTTTGTACTTAGCAATAATATCGATGGCTTTCTTAGTCATGTCGTCTTCATTATCAAAGACAAAAAGAACTTTCTTTTTAAAGTTTTTTCTGCCGTGCTTTTTAATAGCATT